TTTGGTTTGATTGGTTCGTCAGCCATAAATAAAAAATTTACAATTATTCACAATATTAGCTCCACTTTGTCCTGTCTGCCCAAAAAGCTGCTGACATTTTACCTTTGGCAATATTTTTAGCGTGTCTTGCCTTAAAACTCTTACGTTTTGCCTTATCAGCCATGCTTTCGCCCTTTCTTGGTGGCTTTGTATCTGCGCCCTGCGCTCCAAATCTAATTAATTTAACTTTATCTCCCTCTTTTGCAAGAACAACATGAGACTTTGTTGGGTGTGATGGGGTTCTTTTTGGCTTGTTGAAACCAGATAATCCAAACCTTTTCAGTCTTGGGTCACTCATTTACCCTTCCTCTTCATTGCCATATTGTGTGCCTCAGTAAATGAAACACCTTCTCTCATCTTGCGTTTCATATATTCCATATGAGCCTTTGTGTGACCATGAGCTTTCTGATGTTTGGCAAGTGTGTTCTTTTGTCTGGTAGTCAGTCTCATCTTCTTTTTTGGTATTTGTTGTAGATAGCTGCGTCTACTGTTCTTGCTTTATCGCCTCTCATATAACTATTTACTCTGCCAAAAGACCAAGCTTGCATAGTGACATTTCTTGAGCCGCCAGATAAATATGCCCCTTGCCCCTTGCGGTAAACCTCTGCAAGTTCACCATAGTAAAACCTTGTGCCGTCTGCCTTTTCTTTAAGAGCTTTTTTTACGGCTGCGCTTAGTGGTTTTCTTCTTTTTCTTTGTGGTGACATTTTGAGCAACTCTTGATTTTTGAACAGCTTTTATATCAATATACTCTCCTTTTCTATAAGCTTCGGCAGTTCTCTTTATTTCAGCCGCTTTCGCAGACTTATTTTTAGAACCAGACAAGTATTTTTTAGGAATACCTGTCTTTTTGTCCTTTGGAACTCGCCTTAGTTTTCTAGTCACTTTTTAGTTTTCTTTTTAGCTGTGGGCTTAGTTTCTTTGGGCTTTTTTGTTTCCTCTTCACCCTGCACCTTAAAAATATATCCCATTACTTTTTGCCTCCTTTCTTTTTCTTCTTTGTTCCTTTGGGCTTCATTGATCCGTAGTGTGAAGGCATGACAATAAAAGTAGCTGTCTTTATATTACTTCCTTTTGCGTTTTTTAGCAGTTGATAAAGCTATTGCTTGAGCTTGTTTTAATGTCTTGCCCTCTTTCATCAGCAAACGTATGTTGCCAGAGATAGTCTTTTGTGATTTGCCTTTTTTTAGTGGCATCTAATTAAAAGAAACTTTACCTTCATTAATGTCTTTAACAAAAGATTTAAAATCCTTTGCCTTACCAGCAGCCTCAATAAATTTTCTACGCTCTTCAATATCAAGATTTAAAGAAGTCATCATCTGCGCTAAATCTCTTGAATTGTTAACAGTTTCTACATTCATAAACCTACAGTATCACTTACCACTATAGCTGATCTGTTGAGAATTACCCAATAGTCAAGATTCCAGTGTACTAATTTGTCACCAACTTCATCAACTAGAGGCAAAGGCACTTGGTATCCATCTATTCCAAGTATGGTGCAAGCTTCACCAACAGTATTGACTTTATATCCTGTCAGCTTTGTAGCTTTTGCAATCGTTTCATCTTCCCATTTTTTAAAAGTTGTTCTATACCAATCGGAGTCAGGGAAAGCGTGTGCGCCTTTTAAGTTTTTTGTACTTGCACCTTTGTCCCAAGTTTTCAAGTTAGCACCTTTTTTTATTCCAAAAGCTGTAATTCTTTTATTCTTGTCGGCTGTTGTAGTTGCATTTGTATAATTATCAGCTAAGTCAAAAGCATTTTGGTTGCCTTGTTTGACCATAGCTTTTGTTCCATGAATATTTCTTGACGCTGCGTATGAGCCATTACCATAAATTCCATTACCTTGATAATAATAATCTCCTGTTTTTCCAATACCTTTGAACTCGTCAGACCATTTGTTGTTAGAAACACCTCTATACACAAGTAAGTTTTCACCATCAGCACCTTTTACTAAATCTGTTCTATCTTTTAAAGCTTGAACATTCTTAACCCTATCTGGCCTTTTGTTAAATCCTTGCTTCCAAAATAGATAATCATTGTACATAGGTGAGCTTTTGTCTATAGCCTTTTCAATACTCAATCCTTGTTCTAATTTTCTAATTTTTACATCTATAGGAGCAGCAGTGTATTGCATTATCTGTGTAGCATCTTCACCTCTTAAAGTTGCTAATTTTATTTCATGCTCTCTAAATTTTTTAAGGTCAGCTATTAACTCTTTTTCAGTTAGTTTTTTAAGTGGTTTTGATTTAACAAAGTCAGATGCTTTAGCAGTTCCTACAACCGCTTTAGGCTTGGGCTTTAGTTTGATATTTGTAGGCTTGCCATAGATCCTCTGTAAATCTTTGAGACTTCTTTCACTATCATCATCACGCACAAGTTTCTTTATTGCCTTCTGTCCAGAACCTTCCTTCTTTGCAAGACGCTTAAAATAATTTACTTTCTTTTCATTACCTAAAGTCTTGACCTGTAGTTTTTTATCTTGCTTCAATAACCACTCACCATAAGTAGTGTCTTGTGGGACTCTCCCTGTTGCACTTGGTCTTGTTACAACCTTGCCTACTGGTGGCGGCTTCAAATCCTCAAAACCTTTTCTCTTACTTAATCCTTCATAATCAACAACAGGAACAGTAGTGGATCTACAGTTAAAATGCTGTGGTGGTGTTGGGCCTCTGTTGTATGCAAAAGTCTTGCCATCTAAATCTCTGCAAACTGCACTTGTTCTGCTATCAAGCGTTGCGACATATTGATATTTTGGTGCGACCTTACTGTTTGCTGCATATACAGCCTGTGATGCCTGATTCTGTACTTGGTTTACAGATGTTCTGACAATGGTTCTTATTTGATGGTTTGCAAGCTTTGTAAGTTCACCACCAGCCAAAGCTTTCTGCCTAGATGAAAGAGCCTTCTGTCCAAACTCTAATTTACCTATCATGCGTCTTGCTATTTCTGCACTTGACTCTCCACTGAACACTCCCTGCCTTATATGTCTTGTGAGTGCGTCTTTCTGATTTTCAGCTATTCCTCTAAAAGCTTTCTCGACTGTTTGCCCATTAGGAAGTGTTTGCATTGCACCCTGTCTCGCAGTCAGTTCAAACTTGCCCTGTCCAAACCTTTTAAAGTCATCTTCTGTAAATTCTTTGCTGGTAAATATGTTTGTTTTAGTTGGGTCTGTTTTTACAAAAGACTCTGCATATTTTGGACTTATTGCTACTGAATTAATGGGGATATTTCCTGATTTTACTACCTTTTTAAGTTCATTCTCTATAAATCCAGCTTGAACATCTGCCAAGCCCTCAATCTCTTTAATCATCTTTCTTGTTGTCAGCATTGACCATGTATCAAGACTCTTTGTTGATTGTCTAATTATTGCTCTAAGTCTTTTTCTTGTTTCTGGTGCAACAACAACCCCTGCCCCAGCTTCGGCCTGTTTTATATTTAATTGCTTTAGTTTCTTTGCTGCAACAAGAATTATGTCATTGTATGTTGTCTGAAATTCTGTAGAGACAGCATTACTATATCTATTTAGATCAATAGTCTCCCTAAAAAATACCTCTGGAATACTCATCTATCATTCTTCTCCCTCTTCCTCCTCCTCTTCTGGTTCTTCGTCAGGTTCTTCTGGTGGCTCTACTTCTGTAAGACCTCCTTGCTGTGTGCCTTCGATCTCTTCCTCTACGTCAAAGTCATCACCAAGCACCTCACCAGCAGATAGTTGATTCAACAATGTCTCTTGTGTAATAGTTCCAGCAGTAAACAATGTAAGCAAACTTGTTATCTCCTGTGGTTCTAGTCTTGCACTTACAAAGTCTCTATTTACAAAACTACTGCCAGCATTAGGTTCATTGAGATATTCACTATGAAACTTAAGGCAGTTATCAATCAAGTCTTGCATCTGCTGTGCAATAACCATCATTGTGCTGTCATTCTGGGATCTATCTATTCTCTTGGCCTCTGCTGATTCTCCTACCAACTTCTGTCCAAGAACTGCGGCTAGTGAAAGTGTATTTATCTGCTCTGCAATATCTTTCAATCTTGTGAACTGGCTGTCATAGCTATCACCTGATGGAGATATATATTCCATTCTGGATTCTGGTGGCAATGATAGTGCCTCATTAGGGCCTGTTGTTATCTCATCTGCGTTTGGATAGCCAAAGACTGCAAGCATGGGAACAGAACTGATGTGCAAAATATTATCCAAGTCAGACTGTATCTGATAATGCTTGAGGTTTAGTTCTGCAATGTCATACAAAGGACTGCGGCTTTCGTAATAACCAACTCTGTTTGAGTAAGCAATAGCAAACGGAATCTTGTCTTTAAGGCTCATTTCACCTTCATCAAATAGTTTATATTCACCTTTTTTTTCATCTTTTCTGTGGATCTCATATCTGCCCCTTTCCAAGACTCTGATCTGTTTAACGACCTTATCACCATACTTTCCATCTGGTTCAACAACCTGTTCCAATAAACGCAACTGTGTGAGTTGCCTTACACCATCTATGATCTCAGACCTAAAACCTAGAATGTCTTTTGGTGTATATGTTACCCAATATGGTCTGGTCTTGTCCCCTTCTTTCGGTGCATCAACAAGCACCCCAACATGACCAAAGCTGATTGCCAGTCTTGCTGTGTTGTATAGCCAAACATTGAGATCATTACCCTCTAAATCAACATCAAAAAGTTGCTCACGAACAAGATCTGAAACGTCATCTAAACGAACTGGCTTTCTGACCAGCATACCGCTTAACATTTTCTCGATTCGTTGCAGATAGGGAACTACTGTCGACCTGCTGAGTCTGACATCATAGCTATCGTCCGTCTCTCGACTTTCTTGTGGCAAGTATTTTCTATGTTCACTCCTAATCTTGTATGTACCTTCCTTCAAATCTGTAATCAAATCCCAAAATTGGCTCATTCTTTGATATGCCGCATTAGGGCTTGCAACTGTGGTAGCAGCTTGTGTTATGGGCTGATTGTAAATATTTAGTGAGCTATACACAGTTTTGCCTCAATACTATCATGTTCTTAATATATTCTAATCCCTGTAGCTTTGCCCGACCTAGCAAATAATGGATTGAACTCACGCCATATCAAATATCCCACAGCGTCAGCCATGTGGTCATAGCCTGACTCTTTATCTGGTTCTCCCTTTTCTGTGTATGACTGAAGTTCCATTGATTCAATCAACTTTCTGCAACTGGCATGGATTTGTAAACGGCTTTCCCCTTTGCCGTTACATAATAGAGCCTGTACGGCAGAAATCCTGTCTCTGACTGGTGGGTTGCTGCGTGGGCTTTGATTGCTGAACCCATATCCTTCAAGAATCTGAATGTCCGTCTGACTTGCATTAGTACTTCTGTTGCCTCCACTTGCATCTGGGTATATGTAAATCTTATTCATAGGGTATCTGGCTTTGATCTCTTGGGCAATGCTATCAGTATCGTGACTGCCACTAATCTCATCAAATATTAACAATTTTTGATTTTGGACAATACCTATCACGCAGTTCATGTTGGATATATTGAAATCCAAGCCAATTCTTAAGGGTTCAAGACCAATATCAGGTTTGACAGTAGTAACATTGTTTTCTCTGGCAAAGCGATCATATACTTGCCCTGTAGTTAAGTTGACAAACTCTCCATTGAGATATGCCTGCAACATTGATGGGTCATAGTTAGCTTGCATACGTTCAATGAAGTCATCAGGTAAAAATTTATTGTCCTGAGTCCTCATCTTTATTAGCTGCCTATCTTTTCTTTCTTTCGCTTCATCTGTACCAAAGGTGTTATATAGCCACCTAAATCCTTCTGGTGTACTAGCTGCGGCAAACTGACGAACATTACCAGCCCTTAACCTACCAAGTATCTTTGGAAATGCTTTATCACAAATAGCTGGTGAAACTGTATCTATTTCATCAACAAGTACATGGCTGAGATTGAGTCCTATGATTCTGGTGTAGTTCTCGAATGACCTACAAAGCAGCTTCGAGTCTCCCTCTTGGAAATGCAAAGTATAATCTGGAAGCGGTGAAGCTCTGAATGTATAAGGTATTTCATAGTGTTCAAGGAACTGTTCAAAGTCTGTTTGCCATATGTCTCTTATCAAAACATTTGTTGGTTCAAGGATTGCACCAATAAACCCTATATTCTGGGCTGCAAGTTTGACTGCCATACTGCACAAGGCTCTTGTCTTACCAGCACCATATCCAGCAGACAATCCAACAATCTCAGTTTGATTATCAAAGAACTGTTGCTGTGCCTCATGCAAATCACCCCTAATCTTATCTAGTAATTCTCCAGTATCTATATCAGTGTAGTGACTGCCTATGTGATCTAATACTGATCCTTCTCTATTCAGTATGCTCAAGACATCACCTGACCGACCTTTGCCATTGAGTTTATACAACCTAAAGCAACTGTAAGCTGCCCTGATTTCCTAGCCTCTTTTGCCAGTGATGCGTACTGAGCTAAAACTTCCGCAGTAAATTGTCTCCTATCAATATCAAAGTCTTGCTTGAGAATCTCTCTAGCATCTGATATATAGCTATCAACAGTCCTTTGTGTAACACCCCACTCAGTTGTAGCAAATTGCAGTATATCTGATCTGACAGTACCAACAGACATAAGCCTAGCGACTTTGTTCACTCTGAACTCATGCTCATTCTTGCTAGTTCTTCCGTTAGCCACTATGGTTTATGGTTTTTATTATTCTAAATGTAGCGTCAATCGTTAATTTTTGTCGATTCTTCATATATAAATTCCATTTCTGCGGCATTTACTCTACCAGCAATCTCAGCTAAAGCCTCAGCTTTTTTAGAAGGTTCTTTGTCTCTTTTAGTAGTTTGATTTGCATGAAAAGCAACAGCAGTTGCAAAAGCCTCAGCGATATAAGGATAATCAGCCCTTTTGACTTTTATTTTAATGTAATCGTAGTCTTTCATGGTTTTTGTTTTTGTTTTGCTTGATTTTCCCAGCTATTTTTTAAGAATATAAGCTCATCAATCCTCTTTCTTAGTGCATTGATGCGGTCATTGTTAAAGCTGTCAAAGTCTTTGTTTTTCATTAGAAAGGCAATGTTGATTGACTGAAAGACTCTGGTTTTTTAGGTAAACTCCAAAGATGTTCTTTCTTTCCATAGTTACCCATAACAAAGTCTTTTGTTTTTTCTAGTTTGCCATCATCAGATAAGTTTGTCATAGCTCTTCTGATTGATGTTATAGGGCAGTTTAATCCTGAGATAGAAAGAACCATTGA